GGCGGCCATCGATACGGCGGGCACCCTGCTGGATGATGCCTCGGGGATCAGCGCTACGGAGGACACGTATCTGTGGCTGCGCAAGAACGGCCGGGGCCGGGGCTGCCAGGTATGGGGGACGAAGGGATCGAGTTACCCGCTGCAGGGCAAATTGCGGATGAGCAAGCCCCTGGACAGACTGCCCTCCGGAAAACCGATCCCAGGAGGGCTTACGATCGTCCTGCTCGACACCGACAAGCTCAAGGACGCCTTCTGGTGGCGTCTCGAACGGGCCAGAAAGCGCGAGGGGGCCGGAGCCGCTTATCTGCACTCCGGGACCGGCAGGGATTATTCGCAGCAGATTCTGGCGGAGGAAAAGCGCCTGGACCGTAAAGGCCGCGAGGAATGGGTGCGGATCCGCAAGGACAACCATTACCTCGACGCGGAACTGATCGCCGCGGCCTGTGCGGACCCGGAATGGCTGGGAGGTGTCAGATTACTCGTGGCTCCCGCAAGGGTCGGCGGCGCGAGGACAGGCAGACGTAGGATCGTTCCGGAAGGACCGACGAGACCCGGCCTTGGGGCCCGCGTATACGAAAGACCGTCATGGCTGAACAGATGAGCGGCAAGGGTCGTCTGCTGCAGACCGCCAAGTCCATCCAGGAATACCTCGGCATAAACGAGGTCGTGTTCCGGACGTTTCTCAAACTTGGCATGCCGGCCCGGATCATCAACGGTCGCTGGTACGCCTGGACAGAAAACCTGGACGATTTCTGCAGGGCCCTGACCAGACATCCCACCCGGGAAATTCCCGAAAATTGCGAATAACCCCGAAACCTGTCAAGCCCCTTTTTTGCCCGTTTTCTACCCCGAATACGCCCCGAATATACCCCGACTAAGGCCCGAATCCCATTTTTGCGGTTTTTCGGGGGATAAACTCGACGTGCGGACGGAAAGGCATGTCCGGCAGTCGGACGGAGGGTCTCCGCATGGCGCTAAAGACCACCCGAGAGCTTCTGGAAGAGATCGAGGCGGCCATTTCGAAAACCCTGCAGGCCCAGGAATGGGGGAGCGGGCAGAGTCGCGTAAGAAGACCGGACCTGGAGACGCTGCTTAAGCGGCGCGGCGAGCTGCTCGAGGCGCTCGCGCAGGAAGGTCATCCGAGTCCTGCGATCAACGTCGGAATCCCGCGGAGGACTTACTGATGGGTCCGCAGCGACAGGAAATGTTCGCCCGGGCCGTCGAGACCATGGCGGCCCTGATGACCCGACGGAGCCGCACGAAACCTGTGCTGTACGCCTCGAACGGACTGCCCATACGGCCGACGGTGCCCTACCAGTACCAGAAGCGGGCCGCCAAGCGCGAAGGATCCATGAAGCAGTGGATCCCCGTCAGGCACTTCAACGCGCAGTCCGAAGCCCTAGAGCGGGAACGGATCGCCGAACGCGCAACCGACCTCGTCTATTCCGATCCGCACGCCGCGGGCATCGTGGAGACATTCGCATCCACGGTCGTGGGCTCCGGGCTCGTCCCGCATCCGATCGTGGACGCGGACGCCATCGGGCTGGACAAGGACAAAGCGCGCGTCATCCAGAACCAGGAGCGGGCCGTCTGGCACGAATGGTGTCCCACGGCGGACGCCGGCGGACGGCTTTCGTTCTACGGACAGCAGTTCCTGCTCGAGCGCAACCTGGTCCAGTACGGTGAATACTTCGTGCTGCTTCACATGCTGGACGACCCGGGCCGTCCGTACTCGCTTGCCTGCCAGGTCGTGCATCCTCTGCGGGTGAAGACCCCTTCCGACCTTGCGGGCAATCCCAACATCCGGGATGGGATCGAACTCGGCCGGTACGGGGAGCCGGTCGCGTACTGGATCAAAAGAGCCGAAGCGCCTTTCGCCGCGGACCTGTCGTCGAACTTCGTTCGCGTGCCGGCCCGGACCGGGCACAGGTGGAACGTCCTTCACACGATGATCATACAGGATGCCGAGCAGGTCCGCGGGATTTCGCAGTTTTCCGCCGGGATGAAGTACCTGAGGGACCTCAACGATTTTCTGGACGCGGAACTTGTGGCGAACGTCGTGACGGCCGCGTTTGCGCTGTTCATCCAGGTCGAAAGCGGCGATCCGTACGGGACCGCCGCGGCCCTGGCGGGACTCGAGGAGTCCGGCACCGCCCCGGACGGATCGCCCAGGACCGACAGGTATCAGGAGATCATCCCGGGGTCGATCATGTACGGCAATCCGGGGGAGGAGCCCAAGCCGATTGCCGCAAGCAGGCCCGGCCAGACGTTCGAACCGTTCGTCAAGGTGATCAAGAAGGCCATCGCGGCCAGCCTGAATCTTCCGTACGTCGTCGCCTTCAGCGACGTTTCCGAAACCAATTACGCCGGGTTCAGGGCGGCAATGCTGGACGCCTGGCGCGTGTTTATGTGCCGGCGCGCCTGGCTCGGAGCCACGTGCCAGAAGATTTTCACGATGCTACAGGAGGAGGCCTGGCTGCGTGGCCGGCTTGACGTGGACGACTTTTACGGCCGCATGAGCGCCCTCACCAGGTGCGACTGGAGGGGAGGGCCGAAGGGAGACATCGAACCCATCAAGGAAATTCAGGCCGATATACTGGCCATCCAAAACAATCTCAAGACACGGAGCGAGGCGGTCGCCGAACGGGGAGGGGATTTCAGGTCGGTCATCGAGCGGCTCGAGGAGGAGCAGGAACTGCTGCGCGAACGCGGACTGCCCCTGGGAGCCGCACGGCAGGACGTCGGAACCGGAAAGGAGGACACGGACAATGCCGACGCCGAAGAAGGGTGAAAGCAAGCAGGAGTATCTGAAGCGCTGTACGACCCAGCTCGTCGAATCCGAGGGCCGGGACCCGGACCAGGCCTACGCCATCTGCAACAGCATGTGGATCGAAGCCAAAAACCGCAGGCAGGCGATGGCGCTTTCGGCTCCGGTCGAGTTCTCGGCCGCCGAGGCTGAGAAGGGCAGAGAACAGACGGAGCGCACGTTCCACATCACCGCATACACGGGCCGGCCCCTGGAGTTTTCCTGGGGCAAGCTCGCGATCGACGTTTCCGGCATCCGGGCCAAACCGAAGATGCCCGTCCTGCGCGAACATCAACGGGACAGGATCGTCGGCAGGACAAAGACCGTGATCAAGGACGGATCCAACCTGCTCATGTCCGGGACGTTCTCCCAATCCACGCGGGACGCCGCCGAAGTGCTTGCGCTGGCCGACGAAGGTTATCCATGGGAGGCGTCGATCGGAGTATGGCCGATTAAGGTGCAGGTGCTCGATTCGGAAAAGGAAGTCGCCAAGGTCAACGGGTACGAGCTCAGGGGGCCTGCCGAGATCTGGCGGGAATCGGACGTCCGGGAGGTAAGTTTCGTCACGTTAGGTCGTGATCCGGATTCCGCTGCGATCTCGCTTGCCCTGGGTGAGGACGTGCAGGTCGAAATCTACAGGGAACAGGAAACCATGCAGAAGGAGAAAATCGTCATGACCAGGGAAGAATTCGAGGAGAAACATCCGGAACTTTACAGGGAGGTGTTTTCCGCCGGTGCCGCTTCCGTGGACCGGACGGCCGTACAGGCGGAGGCGGCCGCAGCCGAACGGACGCGTATCCTGGCGTTGGCGGACGCGCAGCTCGGCGAGGAATCTGGCAGGGCCCTGCGCGCGCTCGTCGAAAGTGGGATCACCGTCGAGCAGTTCCTTGCGGTGCGCGACGCGCTTTCGGCCCGGCCTTTTCAATCCCAAGGCGATGCGAACCTGAGGGCGCAGATGCTGGAGCTCTTGAAGGCAACGGGCGCACCGAACCCGGGAGCCGGGGCAAAACCCGTTCCTGCGTCCGCGTCGACCTGGGAGGCGGAGCTCGAACGGCTGCAGAAAACGGAACGGCTTACGCTCGCACAGGCCGTGCGCAAATTGGCCAGGGAGCGGCCCGAGTTGCACGAGGCGTATCTGGCCTCCCTGAAATCCGTCAACATTCAGTAACCAAATGGAGGAAAAAAACGATGGGATGGACCGAAACCGGAAAGAAGACGTTCATTGCGGGTGCGGCCCTGGAGGCCAAAAGACGCGTGAAGATCTCGAGCGGCACCACGTCCGATCCGCCTGAGGTCGTATATGCGGGCGCAGGAGAAGCTTGCATCGGAGTGACCGAGTACGCAGCGGCGCAGGGCGAACCCGTACAGGTCAGGCTGAAGAACTCACCCGGCACGTGCGAATGCGAAGCGGACGTGGGGACCTCGATAGCCAGAGGGACCGTGCTCTACGGGGCCGCAAACGGCAAATTGTCAGACACGGTGTCCGGGACGGCGCAGGCGATCGCCCTGGAGGCCGCAACGGTCGACGACGCGGTGATCGAAGTTCTTTTCACGTAAGCGAATAGGAGGAAATCGAAATGCCCAGACCGACTTCCGGAACGACCATTCAGAGGTCCGACCTCGGCGCGATCGCGTATGAATACATGCTGAGCGCGTCCCAGCGGGGTTTCGTCGGACTCGAATTGCTGCCCATATTCGAGGTCGAGCGTCAGACCGCCGATTATCCGAAGATCCCGATCGAGGCCCTGCTGAAGCTTCCGGCCTCTCTCAAGCGGGCCCCAAGGAGCGCGTACAACAGGGACGACTATCAGTTCGAAATGGGGACCTACGCATGCAAGGAGTACGGCAGGGAGGAGCCCGTCGACGACGTCGAGGCCGCACTCTACCGCAGGTTCTTCGATGCGGAGGAGGTGGCGGTGATGCGCGCCGTGGACGTGCTACTGCGCAGCCAGGAGAAGCGGATCGCCGACCTGCTGTTCTCCGTGACCAACATTCCGAATCATCACGACGTGACGACCGAGTGGAGCAACGCGGCGCAGTGCACGCCCCTGGCGGACGTGAAGGCGGCGAAAACGGCCATGCGGGCCGCCACCGGGCTCGAGCCGAACGTGATCGCGATGTCGAAGAAGGTGTTTGACAACGTCATGGTCTCGAGCGAGATCCAAAGCCGGTTGCAGTACACGAACCCCATCATGCTCGGCAATGACGAAGCCAACAAGGCCTTGCTGGCGCAGTACTTCGGGGTAAGCCGTGTACTTGTCGGGAACGCGATCTACGACGCGGCCAAGAAGAACAAGACCGCCTCAATTACCGACATTTGGGACGACGAATACGTCCTGTTGGCGAGAGTGTCGTCGGGCGGAAACGACCTCCGCGACCCGTGTCTCGGCCGGACGTTCCTCTGGATCGAGGATTCCCCGTCGAACATCGTGACGGAACAATATCGGGAGGAGCAGACCAGATCGAACGTCTACCGGGTGCGGCACCACGTGGACGAGGCGATCGTCTTCGCCGGCGCGGGGTACCTGTTGGGCAACATCACGGCATAATACGACTTGCGGGTCCGTTATGGGTTTCAAGGCAGACTTGGCGGCGGACGTTGCGCGGATTCTTTCGGAGGACGAGCTTGCGGTCAGCGTCGAATACCGGGGCGCGCAGACGAGCGCCCTGGTGGAATTCGATGAGGAATGGGCCGACGGAGCGACAAGCGTCCGAAACATGCTCGTCCTTACGGTGAGCGCCGGGGACGTGCCGGCTCCGAGGAACCGTGACGACGTGGTCGTGCTCATGCCGGACGGGACCGAACGGACCTGGTACGTCGACAGGATCGCCGGAGGGGACGGGTTCGTGTGGCGTCTGATCTGCTATGAGCAGAAGCGGCCGAAGCTGTGATCGACCTCAAGTTCAAAACGGACGGGCTGAAGCTTGCGGAGCGGTACTTTTCCAGCCTTGCCGAAAGGGCTGAGACCGCCGTTCCCAGAGCGTTGCGCAAGGTCGGCTACAAGTATTCGAGGATCCTCAAGCGGGAGATTGCTACGGGGACTCCCGGCGGAGAGCGGCTCCGGCCGCTGACCATAGTGCGGCAGCGGTATCTCAGGGAGGAGACAGGCAAAAGCAGGCGGACGCCTTTCTCCATGCTTGCGCGTTTCCAGAATTACGATGTCGAGGGCAACAGGCTGACCATCGGAACCCTGGACCGGGGCACATTTGCGGCCCCCTCCTCCTGGCTGGCTTTCGCAAGAGCGTCCGCGGAAGGCAGAACGTTCAGGGTTACGCCGGGCATACGCGAGCATTTCGGCAGATACGGCAGGCCGAGAAGACCAGGAGAGAAGGCCTATACGCTGCGCAAGGAGACGACCATGCTCACTCTTCCGGCCAGACCCGCGATTGCGCCTTTTGCGCGCAAGTACGGAAACGGAATGTCGCGCGACTTCGAGACGGCTTGTTGGGCATACATGGACGGCAAGAAAGGCTCGGAAGTAAGGATCTGATCGGGCAATGAATGAGTTTGCGCTCGCCCGCCGGCTTGCGGAGGTCCTGGAGACCGATCCGGAGCTGTCCGCATGGATCGGAAGCAAATATCCCGGCAGGCCCTTTTCTACGTACTTGGGCATGGACAACCGAGTGCCTCCGGGAGAATCGGCGTGTCCGTTTGCGATCCTGTTTCCGGACGGGAAGACGGCCGGAGACGGCGTTGCCGAAAAGGAACACGTGATCCTGATGAGGCTCGCGGTAGCCAACGGTGCGGTTACGAAATCCGGCTCCCGGACCTCGTATGCCGGGATCGAGGACATTACCTCCTTTGCGGACCTGGCGGTCGCCGCGATCGCGCGCAACGTTTTCTCCCTGGGGCTCGACTGGTTCAGGTTCGAGCGCGAGTTCGATCACGTCAATTATTTTCCGATGTTCGTTGCAGATTTCAGATTCGTGTTCGTGCAACACGTATCCGTCACGGATAACCAGTACGATTAGGCAAGGAGGGCGAGAAAAATGCCGAGCAAGGGTCAAGGCGCAACCGTAAGGATCGGATCGAACGCGGTGGGCGAAATTCAGGACTATGAGATCGCGCTGTCCGCAGAGGCGATCGAGGATACCTGCGTCACGGACACCTGGAGGACCTACAAGCAGGGAATCCGCAGTTTTTCCGGGTCGCTTCGCGCATGGTTCGACGAGGAGGACACCTCCCAGGACACGCTTCGGGATGCGATCCTTTCAGGCAGCTCCACCGGCGAGGTCAGCAACCTGCGCTGCGAGGACGAATACGGAACGACCTCGAGAGGATATATCAGCGGCACCGTGGTGCTCACGGAAATCCGGGTCCGCAATCCGGGCATTTCCGGAATCATCGAGATGAGCTGCAACTTCCAGGGTACCGGGATGCCGACCAGAACCGACTCCGTGTAACAGGGAGGACCCATGAAGCTTCTCAGGGCGCGCATCGAGCCGCGCTGGTTCGATTATGCGGACGGTGTCGCTTTCGCCGTCCGTCCGTTCCCGACGTCGAAGTCCGCGTTTTCATGGTCCGGAATGCTCGACGTCGCCGAGACGGCCAAGAGAAAGTTCGTCTGGTGTCTTGTCGACTGGCGCGGGATCGAGGATGCGGACGGAAAGCCGCTCAAGTGCACGGACGAACTGAAGGCGGACATTTTCGATTATCCGGCCCTTTACGGGTTTCCGGTCGAAGCAATCGCCTTCATACAGGACCGTATCGAGGATCTCAGGCGCGGGATCGAGGACCAGGAAAAAAACTTGTCAGGCTCGCAGAGTGGTTCCGCGCAGGGACCGCCTGCGAGGACTGCAGGGCTTTCTGGAGTCGCAGGGGCCGAGAGCCTAAGTGCTCCGGATGCGACCGAAGCCGGCTGAACGCCCTGTTTGCGGAAGAACCGTGGCAGGAATTCTGCGAACTCCTCGCTTACGTGCTTCCGGGGGCCTTCGGCCCTGACATGAGTTTGCAGTATGGAAACGTTATGACGGTACTGGACCTTTACGGCTTTTGCGGAGAGGAAAAGCTCACGGCCCTCTGGATGCTGAACGTCTGGCTTTCGGCGTACCGGGGCCTGGAGCTAAAAGAAACGAGGCGATAGACGCGTGGCAGACAAATCCATCCGCCTGCAACTTGTCGCGACCGCCACGGGTCTGAAGGTCCTTGACGAGGCGGGCAAACAGGTTTCAAAGATATCTCTTGCCTCCAAGACTGCGTCCCAAAGCATTGCCGCTTTTTCAACCAGTCTTGCCGGCCTTACTTCGGTCCTCGGTACGCTCGCCGGCGGTGCGGTCTCGTTTTATACCCTCCAGAAGGCCGTGACCGGATTCATTGCGGACGCGGACAAAGTCAGGGACCTGTCCAGACGGATCGGGGAGACGACCGAATTCTTGTCAGAGATGGGTCATGTCGCAGAGCTGGCCGGAACCGGAAATGAAGCGTTCATAAGCTCCATCGAAAAGCTCAAGCGTGGCCTGGGGGACGCCGCCCGCGGGACGGGCGAGGCAAAAAAAGCGCTCGAGGAACTCGGGCTCTACCAGGACGTCGTCAACGGAAAATACAGGACCGCCGAGGAAATCCTACCGGTCATTTCGGACCGACTGCTCTCCGTCGGAGACTCCGCGAAGCAGGCCTCGCTTGCGGCCGACCTTTTCGGGCGCGGATTCGGACCGATGATGAACATGCTGAAGCTCGGCTCGCAGGAGATGGAAAATCAGCGCGAGCAGGCCAGACGCCTCGGTGCGACGATAACTTTGGAAATGGCCGACAAGGCCGACGTGGCTGCGGACGCGATGGAAAACCTCAAGGCCGCAATCAGGGGCTTTAGGAACGTCATGGTGGCGGAGCTCGTGCCGTATCTTACGGCCGGCATGAACAGCATAATCGAAAAATTCGTTGAGCTTAGAGAAACGGGAAAGCTCGACGAATGGGCCGACAGGATTGGGACAGCCTTTACCTATGCGGCAAAAACGGCCGGGTTTTTCGCGGAGACCCTGGAAAAGGTCGCCACCTTCCATGATCAGTTCTGGAGCATGATGCCCGAGGCCCTGGGCGGAGGTAAAAGCCGCATAAGCATGCTCGAGGACGAGCTCGGCAAATACGAGGACCTGGTAAGTGAGCAGGAAAGGCTCGTCCAGCGCAGAAAATACCTGGAGGGGCTCAGAGCGGAAAACCTCCAGGGGCCGGCCTGGCAGCGCGAATACGAGGAGAACGCGAGAGCGATCGAAGCCAACCGGCGCCGGATGGAAATCGTCAAGGCGGGTATAGAACAGCTGGAAAAGGGTCTTCCGAAATTTGAAATGCCCAAGGCGCCGGAAAAACCCGTCATAAGCGGTGATCTTTGGATACCTGGTCCGATGGCTTCCCCGGTGGAGGAAAAGGCGGCGCAGGCCAAAGAAACAGTTTCCGCGCTGAGACCGATCGAGGAGGAATGGCTGGAACTGAAGCAGGAATATGCTGCGGAAGCGTATAAGACCGAACAGGACCTGCAGCTCAAAATTATCGGTCTTTCCCAGGGGGAATACACCCAAAAACAGGCCGCGCTTCAGCAGTGGTTCGAGGAAACGAAAGGTCTTTACGATGCGATCGGGGCCGACACGTCAACGCTTTACGAGTACATGGGGCTTATGAGCCGGCAGTATGCGGAGGAGGAGCGTGAGCGGCAGCTCCAGAGCAAAATGAACACCGAGGAATGGCTTGCCTGGCATCTCGAGAAAATGCAGGAGCATGGGTCGACCCTGCGGGAAATCTCCCGCGAAACGTGGGAGTGGCAGAAAAAATTCACGGATGACGCGTTTCTCGGAATGTCCATAGGCGCCCAGGAGTTCGCGGATGATCTCGGTACGCAGACCGAAAGATGGGCCGAAATCACGAGAAGCGCCGCACAGTCCATGACGAACGGGATATCGAGCTTTTTCGACAGCCTGATCACGGACATCGACAACGCCGGCGAGGCCTTCACGAGCATGGTGACCGGCATGCTGCAGGACATGGCACGGCTCGTCATGCAGAAGGCAGTGATCGAGCCGCTGGTAGGCTCCCTGCTCGGATCCATATTCGGAGGCGCGTTAGCACATCAGGGCGGATACGTCGGGCATGACGGTGTCGTTCCAACCTATCACGCCGGGGGCGCGGTGAGACGGACAGGTCTCGCTCTACTGGAGCAGGGGGAGATCGTCCTGCCCCGTAGGTTCCATTCCGGGGGCAGCCTGGACTTTCTGCAGGATCGGCCCGGTTCGCTCGCCTCCCTGCCCAAGGGTCCAGGGGCTGCGTTTTCCATCGCGGGCAGCGCCGCATCCGTCAGTGGCGTTTCCGGGTCGCTCGACTGGTGGGACCTTCCGGCCGTACCCGAAAACGTAAAGGCCCTGTTCGAACTCTTCGGGTACTCGGTTTCGAACAGGCAGATGGGCATTCCCTACTACTGGTACGAAGGAACCGGAGGAGGAGCGCGCGCGGAGGCCGAGTTCGCAAAGACACTTTTCGGTCCCGAAGCGGACGCTTCCTTGATCAAGTCCCTGGAACAGGTCTTTTCAGGTGGGTTCGCGGCCCAGTACGAAGCCATCAAAGCGGCGATCGCGCGGGGCGAAATGAGCGCCACAAAAGGGGCGATACCTGTGACTGCGGCGGGACTCGCTCAGGCCGGATCCGGTCTCAGCCTGCTTTACGCCTTCAAGGAATTCGCCCCGGGCAGCCCGCACTTGAAGCGTGAACCGTGGGCAGTGGAAATAACCGACGAGGATCTGGAGCAGGCCGCGAAGGATTACGCCAAATGGATCGAAGCCTACATGCTGGCCTCCCTGGGGTTCGGCGAGGTGCAACACGCCGGAGGCGAAATCGAACGCATGCATCGCGGAGCATCGCCGGTCCTGAAATCTCTTGCCTCCGACGAGGTGCCTGCGATCCTGCAGACGGGCGAGGTCGTCCTCTCGAGGCGCATGGTCAGGGACAACAAGGCAATCGTGGAAGCCATTCTCAAGGGGGCCAAGTATTTTCACGCGGGCGGGTCCGTGGGCGGTTCGGAAGGCGGGCGCGTTTCGGTCAGTCCGAAATTCAACGTCTCGATCAACGTGCAACAAAATGCCAGGTTCCCGGTGTCCGTGCGGGCGGGACCTACGATCGTGGACGAAAGCGGCATGATCGTGAACCTGCTGATCGAGGAGCTCACGAACAACCCTAATGTCCGCGCCGCACTCGGAGGAATGTTCGGATGAGCGGGTCATGGCCGGCGTCGCTTCCCATCCCGCAGCACGTATTCAGGGAGGATTTTCGGTTCGAAACCGTAAGGACCCCCTTCGAGGCCGGCTACGTGCAGACCTTCGCGCGATGGACGATCGGGAAAAAGACGTTCAGCCTGCAGTGGAACGTGATGTTTGACGATGATTTCCGGACGCTGCGCACTTTCATGACGGCACAGCGAGCCGGAGCCGGCAGTTTCAACTGGACGCATCCGGTCGACGGGACCGTACATACCGTAAGGTTTGCAGACGATTCTCTTTCCTGGGAATTGGTCGGCCCGGGCAAGCGGCGCGTGGCCGTCACGCTGGAAGAGGTCTGATCGATGGGCAGGACACTTACGGCAACCCAGATCGCAGCCAAGAACTCCCTAGCGGATGCCGGGTCTTGGATCATTCTGTGCGAAATATCAGTGACCAGAATCAAGAAACTCAACTTTGACGGACAGACCTCCAATTTCATCCTGGGGGACATAGTACGCGGCGGGACGTCACGGGCCTTCGGCAGGGTCATCGGCATGTCCGACTTGGGCAGCTACGGCGCGCTGACCCTGTGGGACGTGCGCGGCGCGTTCGTCGATGACGAGACCTTGACCGGAGACGGCGGGGGCACGGCCTACGTGAACGGGACCCTGTCAAACGACGACCGCACGCTCAGGTACGCGTGCTCAAAAGAGGACATCGTCTGGAACGGCCAGACCTGGACGCGGACGGCCATGCAGATCGACACGGTCTCCAAAACCCTCACGGGCAAGCATGCTGAGGCGGCGCTGCTCGTTTTCAACGACGAGACGTTGTGCGCATATGTCGAGAACTGCCTCGGTCTGGAGGGAGAACGGATTACGCTCAGGCTCGTTTACTCCGGCAACCTGGCCGAAAGCGCCGCCTGTGCGGACACCTTTACGATCGTCGGGACCACGCTGCCCTCGCGGGAATGGGTGCAGTTCCTGCTGGGCATGGACAGGCCCCTGGCGACGGCTTTTCCGGCGATGCGCTACGACTACGGAAACTGCCGTCACAAGTTCAAGGACCCGTCGAGCTGCCAGTATGCGGGCGCGACGACGACCTGTGACAGAAAACTTTCCACCTGCGCTGGCCTTTCCAACGAGGCGCACTACGGGAGTTTTCCGGGAATTCCGGGAGGGATTTTCGAGTAATGATCAACCCCGCGACGATAGGTCTCGGATTTCTGTCCGGTATGATGAGCGGATTCGCCTCGGGCGGGACGGGAGTATACCGGATTTTCAGTCTACCGCCGCGGACATTTGCGTCATCGCTGCCTCCGATGGAGGATCGGATTCCGCAGATTTCCGGCACCAGCCGCAGATTGCAGTCGAGCCTCGCGTATGGTTTTTCGGGCCCGCGCAATTCGACTTCGGACGGCCTGGCGATTCCCGTACTCGGAGGCCGGTTCCGCACGGGCGCGCAGGTCATTAACTACTACATCGAGGCCGCGGACAAGCGTGAAATCCTCTACCTGCTTCTGGCGATAGCCGAGGGCCCGCTGGAAGCCGTCGTTTATGGGAACACGGTTTCCAACATCTGGGTATCGAAAAACCGCAAACTTTCTGAAATCAAGGGCGCTGAGTTTCAGACGCGAGCCGGCACGCACGATCAGACCGCGATCGATTGGTTCGGGGAGCTGCATCAGGTCCGGACCGTAGAGATAGATCTTACGCAGCCGACGAAACTCCTGCTGCATTTCGAGGAAAGTCCTTTCAGGGATTCGAGCATTTTCTCAAGGACCATCACCGCCAACGGAGTCACACGATCGAGCGCGCAAAGGAAGTTCGGAACATACTCCGGCCTTTTCGCCTCCTCGGATGTCTCCGATTCGTATTACCTGGACCTTACGGACGGCAGTGCGGACGAAAACGGCGCCTTCGATCTCGGGTCGGACGATTTTACGTTTGAAGTCTGGCTCAGGCCCGGCACGCTCACGGCCTTTAAAAAGTACGGTATCTGGAAATGGCAGAACGAGACGGACCGTTCCGGATATGGGCTGGAGTATTACCACATCAACGAAAGTCTTTCCCAGTTTTTGTTCCGATCGGAAGGTACTTCCGGAGGCGTCAAATACTTCGTTTTCGCCTACGGACACATGACCTCCGACAACTGGTATCACATCGCCCTCGTGCGATCGGGAAACAGATTTTACTTCTTTTTCAACGGAACGGACGAGGCCTTACCCTCCGTGGACGACCACTGGGAAGACCCTCTGGACAGACCGAGCAATCCGGGCGTCGTCCCGACTCTCGGCAAGGCCGTCAAGTTCGAGGGCGGGACATACGATTGGCGCGGGTACATGGACGAAATGAGACTTGTCAGGGGCCAGGCGATCTACACGTCCGATTTCACACCGCCCGACGCACCGTTCGAAGGATACGAGACGGACCTTATCTCCACGCGCGGGACCGCAGTCGACAAGCTCTCTCTGATCTTTGCCTTTCCGTACGGTCTTTACGCGGAGCAGGCCGACCAGTCGACCGGAGAAATTACCGTGGTCGGCAAGGACGTCGAAATCGATGTTTTGGTTTCAAGAGACGACTGGAGCGGGACCTATTACCAGTGGCTCGGGGACGTCCGCAGGATTTCGGCTTTCCGCAAGGGTATGTACCGCGCGCAAATAACGCTGGAGTTCAACCTGATGACCTACACGACCGTGTCTGGCACGTTCCAGGCCGGCGAACAGATCACGGGCTCGACGAGCGGGGCGAAAGCGACCATCGCCGTCCGCCGTAGCTCGACCGCAATGTACGTCGTGAACGTGAACGGCACGTTCCAGGCCGGCGAACAGATCACGGGCTCGACGAGCGGGGCCACGGGCACGGTGTCTACGGTGCCGGCGCCGGACGCCAAAAGATGGCATGTGAAAGTCTATCGCAGAACGGACGACGATTACCGCTCGTCGAGCGTGAGCGCGTGCTCGCTCTATTTGGTGGACGAGATTTACAGAAAATCTTTGGCATATCCGAACGTCGCCCTGCTCGGGCTCAAGGTGCCTTATACGGACAAGGCCGCGGACCTCGAGGACGTGAGCGTGATCGCCGACCAGGGCGACGTCACGATCCCGCAATGGGCGATCGCCGGCGGAGGCACGCAAACCAGACCGTCGTCCAATCCTGCCTACATGCTGGTCCGGGTCCTGTGCAACTGTCTCGGCGTGGACATAGAACGGATCGACCGGGACAGCATCCTGGCATGGGCCGACTACTGCTCCGCCGCGGTCGGGTCCGTGGCGCGGGCCTCCTGGAACGGCATATTCGACACGCTCGGGACCGGGGACGACGCCGTCAACGCGATCCTCAAGGTCGGCCGCGCCTCGCTCGTAAAAAGCGACAAATACAGGGTCAAGGTGGAAACGGTCGTCCAGGAAAGCCAGTTCACGGGCCTGTTCACGGCCGGAAACATCGTCTCGGGTTCATACGATTTCCAGTGGATACGTAAGAGCGACCATCCGCACGCGGTGACCGTGGAGTATTACGACGCCGCGGCCGAATACGAACGCAGGAGCGTCAGTTACCGCGGGCCCGAGTATGACCTCACGGACGAGCCGCTCAGAATCGAAAGGGATTTTCTCATCGGATGCACATCTCAGGATCAGGCCAGACGGTACGCGATCCTGCGCTGGCAGCTCGCAAACATGCCGAACTGCACATGCCAGTTCGAAACTTCGGTCCAGGGCATAAACTGCGAGCCCGGGGACGTGATTTGGGTACAGCCCATGCACAGCCGGAGGACGTTCGGAGGTCTGGTCGTTTCCGGAACAACTACCTCGGTCACGCTAGACCAGCCCGTAAGGCTCGACTCGTCTGTCATCGGTGGCCTTGCGACTATTTGGGTGCGGCACGCGAACGGATCGATAGAACGCCGGACGATTTCAGGGCCGTTCGACACGGAAACGTCGACCCTTTCTGTCTCCTCCGCCTGGAGCAGCACGCCCGCCAGGCACGACCTTTACGGGATCGGCAGGTTCCACTCGAACGTCAATGCGATCGACGTCTGGCGCTGGCGGGTGCTCGAGATGACCGTAAGGGGCGCGGGGGAGCGCGTCAGGCTTAGCTGCATCGAGTATAACCCGAACGTTTACTATCACAAGGATTACGGCGGCGGCGCCACGATCATTTGAAGTCGTCGAGGAGGAAACGGAAATGCCGATCCAAGGACATCGCCAATGGTTGCTGAAGACCGGACAGCCGTTCTGGTACGAGACGGAATACGTGATCTGCCCGGACGACGGGTACTACAACATGGGCATATCCAGGATGTACACCGTTCTATCGACCGGCCAGTACTCCGGAACCACGAACATTACCGTGAACGCGAAAACGGACGTGCATTCGAACAATTGCGTGCTGGACGAGCGCACAGGGCTGATGTGGACAAGGTATAATACCGCAAGCGTGGGGCCCAACTCTGACGGGAGACTGTACTGGGACAATCACGTCGCCTCATTGCCTTTTACCAAGGGCGGCGGGTACGTGGATTTCCAGGTCGGCGAAAACGTTCAGCAGGCCGTGACCACCGCGCAGGGGACGATCAGATACGTGGACAACACGAACGGCATCATGTGGCTGGAGAACGTGGGCGGCACATTCAATTACGTGAATCAGATTACCGGATCGCTAGGTGGAGGTCCGGCCACGCCGACTTCGTACACCGCGCCGGCCAAAGAGGATATCTGGGAGTATCTGAGGGTAGCCAATTCTAACGGTCTTGCCGGATATACCGACTGGCGCGTACCTAACGTTATGGAGCTTGCGAGCCTGGTTACTATCGGCAATTCGAACGGAGCCCCGAATACTGCGATTTTTCCGTCCCTGAATACGACTGGATATTTCTGGACCGGAACGGTAGTGGGAAGCCCAGGACTAAATGCCGTAACGATACTTTTTTTGACAGCCGCATTGACGACAAAAGAAAAAGCAGGGACTACTGGATATTTGCTTTTGGTCCGAGGGCCTGATCTTTCGAGCTGGAGGCCGTGCCGGCCCTTGGTGTCGGGCCAGTACAGGCAGTCAGTCGCCTTTCCGGACGACGGCATGCTGCAGCTCGGTAGACCCAGGGCATTGGAACTGCTTACGACGGACGCACAGTCCGGCACGACGAACATAACCCTCAACGGCAAGACGTGCACGATGTCGAACAATCTGGTCCTGGACCGGAACACGGGCCTCATGTGGACCCGGGATGTCTCCTCTTCGGTCGGCCCGAACTCCGACGGGAACCTCTACTGGCTGGATACATCTCTGGAACGGGAGGATATCTGGGAGTTCCTGCGTCTGGCGAATGAGGCGGGCCTGGCCGGATACCGGGACTGGAGGATTCCGAACGCGTTCGAAATTCTTTCCGTCTGCAACTTTGCCAACGCATCGTCAAATCTTGACGGCAATTACTTCAATAGTGCCGGCGCAAATTTCTGGTCTTCAACCACAAAACCGAACGACAGGACTTGCGCGTTTCGGATGAGTACCGGCTATGGGAGCGGCGTGGTGAAATCGACTTCGCTGAATCCGGTCCGGCTGGTCAGGGGAGGACACACGGATGCGGATCTATGAGTCCGAAGAAATTTGCGAAACGGTCAGGCTTACTGAGGAGCGTCGTCCGGACGGACAGCTCTCGATGGAGGAGGAAGAACTCCGGCAAGACGGCAAGTCGATCGGGCGCATCGTGCGACTGTATTCCTACGTGCCGCAAAAGGGTGGACGGCTCCCGGACGTAATCGACACAATCGAAGAGACCACATATGGATCGGACGGGGCCGCGCTTTCGGTGCGGACCATATTCCACAATCCGCACAGGGTGCTCGTAGAGACGCCGGAAGAACATGCGGCACGAAAGGCCGAGGAAGAAAAGGCCCGTGCCTCCCGCAGGCTTCCGCCGGAGGAACGCGCCAGGGCAAAAATGGAGGCATTTTTGGCGGAACAACGGGCCCTGGAGACCGAACGGGAGCAACGACGAAAAGCGCTCGAAGAGCGGCGCATTGAGCGTCTCAAGGCCCGCGAGGCTGCCTTGGCCGCTCTTGAAGCCGAAAGGATTGCCAGACGCCGGGATTTGGAAGCGGCAAGAGAGGCCCGCAGACTGGCCCTTGAGGAGCTCGCCCGCGAACGGGAGCGGCAAAAACGGGCCGCCGCGGAAGAGAAAAAAAGAATCCGCAGGCAGGCCATGATCGACAAGCTGGAACGCGAACTGTCGGCTCTTAAGGATCAAGCGCAGGATACCGGAAAACGGAGTCTGCCATGACGACGCTTGAAAGCTCTCTCCTGGGCGGGCTATTGGGGCTTGTCGGCATCGGTCTGGGCAAGCTGTGGGGGAACGGGAACAAGGTGACAAGGGACGAATGCGCAAAGCAGCACGCTGCCGACAAGGAAATCTGGCAGAAGGACATCTCATACATCAAGGAATCCATTTTGAGAATAGAAGCGCATCTGGAAGAGGCCGGCCGCAAATGAACGAGCGGGCACGTGAGCTTTTCGACGCCGCATACGAATTCGTCCTGCGCTGGGAGGGCGGGAGCAAATTTCATGAGGACCCGGGAGATCCCGGGGGCGCCACGAAATTCGGCGTCTCGTTCAGGTTTCTTCGCGATCTGCCACTTCGCCTTGCGGACTCCGACGGGGACGGACTGGTCACATGGAGAGACGTGGCCTCGCTCGCTCCGGAGCGGGCAAGAGAGATCTACAGGAAGTATTTCTGGGAGCGACTCCGCTTGGACGAACTGCCGGCAAAGCTTGCGTTCGTCATGTTCGACACCGCCGTGAACGTCGGCCGCAGCCGTGCCGTCCGCTGGCTGCAGGAGGCGCTTTCGAAGTACGCGGATTTGAGGATCGACGGGGTGCTCGGCCCGGAAACGACGGCCGCCCTGAAAGAGGTCGATCCGAACTGGATCCTCGATCGGCTGTTCAGGCGCAGGAGGGAGTATTACAGAACCCTGGCCTCCGGGAACGAATGGGCGAAGCGATACCTTAAGGGCTGGCTGAACAGGACAAACGACTTGGAAATGACCGTGCTCGGGCTCGGCAGATCGAAACGGGCCTCATCTCAGGATAAGGAGGCTGGCGGGCCATGAGAACTCTCCAGGTCTTTGCAAACTATGATTTTCGCAAGGAGCCGGGAACGATGAGCCGAAGAAACAAAAATTGGCTTGCCGTCTGTTTGATTTTCATTCTGGGACTTTTCCTTTTCCTCGCGCCGTCCGTCCTGCTCGCGCTCAACAGATGCGTAACCGTCGTCTGGGACGCGCCGACGTGCCTGGCCGGCCCAGGAGGAGACTGTGCGGTCTCCGGGCCTCCGATCTCCGAAAGCGATCTTGCGGCTCTGCAGTATCAGGTCAGATGGAGAATCGGGACGAATGGACAATATCAGGTCGCCACGACAGCTCAGCATCAATACACGATAGAAAACGTTCCGGTCGGATCGACTTTGCAAGTCAGCGTAGGCGCATTCTTCCTGGGCGGGACAGTCGGCTGCTGGACCGATCCTGTTTCATTTGTCGTGCCAGTGCCGACCGTCGGACCGTGCTCGGGCGTGAGGATAAGCGCGCAATGAACGGATCCGGCCCTGTTTCAGCAACGTGGAAAGGTCGGATAAGACCCATTGCGGAATTCATCCGGCTTTTCCTTTTGCTGGTTGTGCTTGTTCTCATCGGATGGTTCGCCCTAGTCGGAGCGGTGACCGTGGCCCTGTTTTTCCTGGGCCAGCTCCCCTGAAGAAGGAAAAAGAAAAATGGAAAAGCGCTGGATGACGAAGACCGGGATGATTCTTCTTGCAATCGGCGGGACCCTGCAGCAGCTACCCGAGTTTTTTCCGTTCCAGCAGGCGGTCGCGTCCGTTCTCGTGACCGTCGGAGCCGCCCTCGGCGGAATCGGCATCGGAAGAAAACTGGACAGGGTCGTTGACCTGCGGAAATAACGACGGTGACCGGCCAACGGTATCGAATCGGAGGAAGTCGTTTCGGACGCCCTGTCGGTTCTGCTGGGGGCCAGGATCATTCGTGACGTCGGAGCGCTGGCGACAGCGGAGGCGTTCGGAGAGCCGGCTCTTGCCTGCGGGCTGGTCGCGGTGGCTGCAGAAGGGGTCCGTAGTGCGGAAACGAGGCTCGGCTTATCAAGAAGGCTTGTATTTTAAGGATATTTTGTCCAGAAGTTCCTTGACTTCTTCTCGCCACAATCCCCTAAACCGCTCGTAAAATCTTTCGAGTTCCGCGTCTTCGGACGTGATCGAACCAAGCTCCTTGGAAGCCTCGGTCAGAGTCAGTGAGGCCATAACCCAAGTGCCAATATCCAGGCTGTCAAAAGCGCCTTTCAAGCGCCTGAGCAGAATTCTCGTATGCGCGAATTTCACGTTTGATAAATATGCCGCATGCCTTGACTCGGGTTCGCCTTCTAGGTATCCGTTGATTTTTTCGAAAGCCTCCCGGAAGTCGCGGGAGTGCGCCACGAGGTCCGTCTTCCGCTCTGCAGATTCCAAAAGCTCCACGGCTTCACGCAATTCCTCTGGTAGATCATGTTTCATTTTTTCATTTCTCCGGAAGCGAAACGGACGCCTGGAAAAGCGCGACAGGGCGGAATATACTATGAAATGGAAAAAATCGGGAGGACCTCCGCCATGTCAGAGTCAGAAAAGCCGCCCGCCGGCAGATCCGAGAGGCCCGAGGACAAATTGAGCGCAGAGTCATTCAGCAACTTGATAATGGGGGACCATCCTCCTCCGGAAGGGACTCCCTGGCCGATCGTCTATCTCTGGAATCTGCTACATCCGAACCTCGGACCTTACGATCTGCGGCCGAAGGGGCAAGACAAAGACGAGTAGCCGGCCCGCTATCGTGGTGGCCCCCTTTATTTAAGAACTCGGCGGGCTTTCTAAAGACGCAAAGAGACCAAGAATATGCTCTCCATTCCACAACAATACATCTCATCTATTCCAAGGATCATTGCTGTCCAAACTTTCAGGTCTGCGGTCATCTGGATCCTTGTAAATCAGCCAGTTAGAGGGGCGAAAGCGCGCCATGGAAGTTGAGGTTCCCT